GGTAGGCAACAAGAATCCGAGTGTTGCCATGACCGGTGAGTTTATCAATGCTATTTTTGATTGTACTGTTCCTGGCATAGAGATATACATCGACGAATCATGTTCGGTATCTATCGAGGACTACATGGGTGTACAGAAGGATGCTAACGGTGCCATTCTTAAAACCAAGGTCAAGAATAAAACTACTTTGCAAACTTATGAGGAACATGGGCATTTATCCGATACATTCCGATATGTTGTAGTAGATTTATGCAATGAACAGTATATTGAGTTCAGTAACCGAAGAAAAAGGAACTTGTATGGAAATAAAGGAGTGTTTTCATTCTTTAATCCGGATAAGGAATATACATACGACAATAAAATTGTTTATTTCATTCCATATATCAATAGTAAGTTTATTCTCCTTCAGGTTTTCCAGTGTGGTAGTAAATGGCATTTGGTAGATGTTGCATTTAGGCAGCAGGAATCCATAGAGGATGTAAAAGAATCAATTGTAAGTCATGATGCGTCAAAATATGTAGCTGAATGTTCAAGTGCATTCTTCTCTATGATTAGAGAAATTAGAAAGGTTCTTCCAAGTGTCAAGGTATTGCCTGAGTATGCAGATGTTGACAGAAGGATAGCAGCTACATCTGACTTCATCAAGGAGAATATCTTATTATCGAGTAGTAAATTGGACGAATCAGATGAATATAGCTCTTTTTTATCTAATGTTTTGGATTATAATTTGGATAGTGAAGAGAAAGAGGGAAGTACTGCGTTAAGTGGTTTAGCATATTATCTAATAAAATTAGGCTCACATTGATATGTCTTGTAAGTCGTTGACAGATAGTGAGTAATACCCGTTTTTATTCTTACTCTAATTTCCAAGATTTTGCGATTTTGAGAAACCGTTTATTCTTCTACATATATTTGCCACAAACAGAATCAATATGGCATTTTTCGGATTGTTAAATAAGAAGAGTACTGATATATCGCAGCTTGTAGCCGAAGAGGTCGGCAAGCTACTGAACACGCTTCCTAAAAGACGTTTCAGGATAACAGAGGATTATTTTAGCCCCTATGTAGCTGATGCTAATTTTCTTACTTTATTCTGTACGGTAGGGGAAGTCTTTTTCCCTATTGATTATATCGCAAGCCGTATTGCTGGTGGAAAGTTCCTACTAAAGAAAGCTTCAGATGATTCAGTGGTATGGAATAATCAGCAATTTAATGAGATGTTGAGTAGGCCCAACTGCTTATCATCATTTCAGAGACTTGTATATATGCACTTCGTATATAAGTTAACTACAGGGAACAGCTATATTAAATGTGCTATACCAGGAGCTTTTCATCATCTTCGTACTCCGATATACAAGAAATGCCGGAATTACTGGGTATTACCACCTGATAAGGTAAATATTGTGCTAAAGAATAATATTCCTCTTTTTGGAGTTGCTGAAAAGGAGGATATTATAGACTATTATCAGCTTCAGTGTGGTATGAATTTCACTGAACAAATAGATCCATGTGTTATTTTTCACGATCAAGATGGAAATGCTGAATTCAATGGGAATTATTTTATAAAGGGGCATTCTATACTTAATTCAGTAAAAATGGCTATTGATAATCTTATTCCTGTATATAAGGCGAGAAATGTTATTTATGTAAAACGGGGTGCTCTTGGTTTTGTTGTTTCTGCGATGAAAGATGAAACAGGAACGTTGGCCATGCAACCAGAAGAGAAAAAGGAGCTTCTGGAAGAATATAATAATAACTATGGTGTAGACGGTACCAAGTTCCCTTATGCTGTAAGTAGCATCCCTATTGATTTCATCCGTACAAGCCTAAGTATTCAAGAGTTGCAGCCATTCGAGGAAACTTTAAATGATGCTATTATGATCGCCGGAGCTTTAGGAGTACCTTCTGTTCTTGTTCCTCGTAAAGACCAAAGTACATTTTCAAATCAAAAAACGGCAGAGAAAACGGTATATACTTCTAAAGTTATACCAATGGCAAAACGATTCTGTGAGGAAATAACACAGATGTTTGGCTACGACCGTGATGGCTATTATATAGATGTTGATTACAGTCATGTTGACTGTCTGCAGGAAGGTCAGAAAGAAAAGGAAGAAGTTAGTACAATTGTTTCTGAACGTGCCATGACAGAGTTTATGAATGGTGTTATAACCTTGAATGATTACAGGGCACGTATTGAAGAATGTAAAATCGAGATTCCTTTATTTGACAAGCTACTTTATGAGATGTCAAATGAGGAACGCGAGATAGTAAAATCAATTATTAGTATAACTAAAAAAGAAAGTAACAATGGACAAAGAGTTGAAAAGCCTTCAACTGAAAACGAAGGCAAATGATGTTGATGAAGAGAAGGGGATTGTTACGATTGCCGTAAATGGAATCGGTGTTGAAGATTCACAGAAAGAAACATCTGCGAGTGGTTCGTTTAATAAAACGATTAATGAGTTTTTCTTGAAGCGTGGAAAGCATTTGCTTGACCATGATAAAACGAAACTTATAGGTTGCCCTATTGAAGCGAAAGAAGAAAACTATAATCTTGTGGTTGTATCCAAAATGAATCTAAACAAACAGATAGCAAAAGAAACTTTTGAGGACTATAAGTTATACGCTGAATGTGGGAAAACACTTGAGCACTCGATAGGAGTAAAGGCTATTCGAAGAGACAAGGATAATCCCGGTCTTGTTTTGGAATGGTTTTTAGGCGAGGTTTCAACTTTGCAGGCATGGGGAGCTAATCCTCAAACTTTCTTAGTTGGTATCAAGAGTGATGATTCCCTTGATACACAGCGTTCCAAATTAACGGCTTCTTTAGAGTTGATTCAGAAAGCATTAACAATGCGCTATTCAGATGAGCGCTTAAATGATTTGGATATGAAGTTAGGATTAATAACAAAAGCTCTTACAGGTGAATCTACTATGGTCACTTGTCCGGAGTGTGGGCATAGTTTCGATTATGACCAACAGGCTGAATGTACATTCAGTAACCAGGTACTTGATTTGGCTGCCATGTATCAACGTTGGATAGTTGAAGGTGTAGTAAGAGAGGAAATGGATAAATTAAAACCTGAAATTCGTACTCAGGTACTTGCTGTTCTTGATGCTCATAAAAGTATGAAGGACGATTTACAAGTAAAAAGCATTGAGGATATTGTCAGTTATGTACGTTGTCCTCATTGCTGGAGTAGAGTCTATAGAACTATGATTGCTAAAGTTGCAGATACCAAATCTGAAGATCCTGTTGCGCCGTCGAACGACACCCAACAGGGAGTTAAGGAAGAGGGAAAAGAGAAGCACGAAACGAATCTCTCACTTGCTGCAAAAATTGGCTCATTATTATAAAATCAATTTAACCTATTGTAAAATGAAAAATTTTATTAAAACTGTAATGGGATATAAATCCCTTTTGTTATTCGCTGTCATTGCGATTGTTGGTATTGTTCTGTATTTCTTTTGTGGAGATTCTACATTAGGAGTACTTGTTGCTACTCCTATTCCTTTGATTAGCTTTGCTAAGAATGAAAAAGATTTGACCGATGAGGAAAAATCTTTGCTTGGTACAATCCAATTAAAGTGTAAAGAGGTTTGCGATGAATTTGTAGGTGGTTTGATGGATAAGGCTGCAATAGAAGCCAAGTTTAAAGAGATTTCAGACAGTCTTGCTGATACCTTAAAAGGATTACCCAACTTCGATAAAATACAGGAATCGTATAGAGAGCAATCGGAAAAGGTTACTGCTTTAGCAGAAGCATTTGATAAAATCAAAGAGAATGGTGGTATCCTCACTTCTGTTAATGCTGTTGAGAAGGCTGTTGGAGATTTCCTCGATACCCCTGCTTGCCAAGGATATTTCAGCGGTCGTGAAAAATCTTCTGGTAGTCTTAATCTTGATTTGAAAGGCTTGGTTTCTGTTTCGAATAGTTCTAATACTCCGTTAAGTAATAACCGTTCAACTGGGCGTGTTGTAACGGCAATTCATGAACAGAAATTAAACCTTCGTGATTTGATGCTCGTAGAAACTGGCGATCCTGCTGCATTGTCTATTTCTTACGAACAGGTCTATGATTTCGACCGTAATGCAACAGTAGTATCTGAAAATGGTATGCTTTCAGAATCTTCTTTGAAGTTTAAGGAAGAGTTTACGAACGTAAGACGTGTCGGTACCCATATGAATCTTTCAAAGAGATTGTTGAAAGCAAAGAGTTATGTCGTGTCATTCATTCTTAACCGCCTTCCATTGTGGGTTAAAACGGCAGAAAACTTCCAAATCCTGTTCGGTGATGGCTCCGGTGATAACTTGAAGGGTATTACCACTTACGAAGGAGTTGAATGTGTGTCTAAGTTCATCAGTGGCACATATACTACTATTGCTGCCGGTGCTATCGAATCTATTGAGAAAACGACTAATGGTAGAGCTGTAATCGTTCTTGCTGCTGCAAATGATAAGATCATTGATAATATGAAAGTGACGTTTGCCGGTGCTACTGTTGAGACTGGTTTGAACGATACTTTCACGATCCATAAAATGAATGATCGTAAGTTTGCAATTGATTTCGATTATCAAGGTACCGAAGAATCTATCAATAAGATTACCGGTACTGTGAAGAGTGGTATGTTTGGTTCTGTCGAAGATCCTAACTACAAGGATGCTGCAAATGCAATTTTTGCTGTATTGAACTTCGGTCAGTATTACCCTAATGCTTTTGTATTGCATCCGTCTACAGTGTTCACTATTTCAACTGCAAAAGATACTACCGGCAGAGAATTGAACCTTATCACAGAGACGAATGGCCAGAAGTCAATTGCCGGTATCCCTATTATAGAATGTAACTCAATGGGAGTTGGTAAGTACTTTGCTGGGGATATGGTGAACGGATGTTCATTGATTGATTACACAGCACTTTCTATTGAGTTTGCCGACGATGTTAACACCAAATTGAAGAACATGACTACTGTCATGATTCAAGAAGAGGTGATGATGCCTGTTTATATGCCTTGGGCTTTCGCTTATGGTGATTTGGACGATGTATTGAATGCAATCAAGAAAGCATAAAGTTATGGAGAGGTACATTATAACAGGGCAAGATAAAGAGTTGGAGCGCGTACTTCGTGAGCAACGTATTCGTGTGAATAGGGGGTTGATAACAATCACCCCCATTTCCGAATGCGGACTTGTAACAGAGGAAGATGCCCAAAAGACATTGGAATGTATGCTCGCAGAGGAAGATGCGAAAATCGGTGAACTTACTGAATCCATTACGGAGAAAGATAAAGCTATTGTTGAACTGACAGATGAACGTGATACAATGAAAGCTCGTATTGCAGAACTTGAAGCCCTGATTCCTTCTGATAACAAGAATCTTCCGGCTGCCGATTCAAAAGAATTGCCTGCTGGAGATGCTAAGGAAGTAACTGTTGTTGATGATAAAACCGTTTCCGTGGAAGA